CCCGACATTCGAGTTGGTGAGGTTGATGTCTTTGGTGCCGTCAAAGGCTACACCGGCAATCTTCCGGGCGGTGGCGAGTTTGGACGCTGCCACGGCCGTTCCGCCCGCCGGTAACGCGCCGACGTCTGCCGGAGTCGGTTTGTTGGCCTGACAGTAAATCTCATTCCAGGCAGACCATGGACCATCGACACCGTTCCACGCCCCCGTCATAGAGCGGGTGAATTGCCGCCCGTTGTTATTGAAAGCAATTTGCTGCGTCGCATTCGGACCCCAGGTAACGAAAATCACGCCGACAAAATTATTTATCGGATAGCCTTTTTCCGTGGTCGCCGCCGCAGCACCTGGCACGCCGTAATGCCCAAACATGCTGCTGCCGCGCAAAGTGTTCGGGGTATCCGCTGCGGTTAAGTTGGTGCGGATTTTAAAGGCCGTGGCAATTTCATCAGACAGCGCCTTTTCACTGGCGGCGCTTTGCGTTGCCGTCCATGCGCCTACGTCTGCGGCCGTCGGTTTATTGTTGGTGCCATACAGAGCAACCCATGGGCGCCATGGTCCATCCTTCCCGTTCCAGTTGGAAGAAAGCCCGCGCACCCAGATGTTGCACGTATCAAAAGTAATAAACATCTGCTGGCAGCCGTAAGCGCTGCCGGTAACAAACAGCGTGCCCGCTTTGGCCTCGGGGTAATTTCTGTCTGCCGTCGCGGATGCGTTGGCGGACTGGTGATAGATCGCCGCCTGAACAGCCGTCAGACTAAATCCCACGGTGTTCAGGTCAGTTGAGCCGAGGGCAGAGTTTGCGGCAACAGAACCGACGGTGCTGGATTGCACCCAGTCACTCCATGGACCATCTGTCCCGTTCCAGACGTTGCTCGATGCGCGCTGCCAACATTTACCGGAAAGGTGTTCGGTATAACGCTGGATCACGCCGTTAGTGTAGGCACCCGGAAACACTTCCAAAATACCGGCCAGCATTGCAGGGTAGCCGTTGGCTACTGTTGCCTGCGTAGGGGATGTCTGCGAATAAATGCCGAACTTGTCACGCCCAAACGTATTGATATTGGTGTTGCCGAGATTGGTAGACGATAGTGGCATCGCTCCAACGTCCACCGCCGTCAGAGTTTGGTCTGCGCTTAACGCCTTACCGTTAATTTTGCGCGTGGAAGGTACGCGGGTATTGGCATTATCGTTGGCAGCCTTCACCGCTTTTGGCGTGGCGGCCAGCGCTTCGCTGGTACTGCTTACCGAGCTGCTCAGCTGAACAAATCCCTTTGCCGCCGTTGTGCCGTCAGGATGATTGCGTGATTTCTCATGCGCGGCCAGCAGGTCATTCACATACTGCTCAGTAGCCATAATCACCGAGTCGTCGATCAGCAGGCTGATTGCCTCGGTGTTGCTGACCGCAATCACCATGCGCAACGTCTGCGTGCGGCCTGAACCCTCCGCAAGCGTCGGTTTATAGGTGTCCGCCATGTTGCAGACGGCAATCAGCGCGCCGTCGCTGCTGAACAACCCCATTTCGCGCATCCAGAAGCCGCCGACGCTGGCAGACAGCACCGCTTCGGCAATGACCCAGTTTCCGTGCGACGGATCAAGCTTCAATGAGTTGAGCGGCGTGCGGTAGACCTCTTTCACCAGTTTGGTCTGTGAGGCAACAGGCGTTGTTGCCTTGCCGTTGCCGTCGCCGACGGCCAGCTGCGTAATGTTAATGTCAGTCCCCGCCGCAATGGCCGCCGCGATTCGCGCCTGGCCGAGCGTGGTGACAACGGATTTAAATGTGCTCATATCGTCCTCTTATGCGGGGTAAACGGTCAGCAGCTCGCCGACGTACTGTGCTGCGCCAATGTAAACGTCGCCTTTAATATCCTGGGTAATGGTCAGCCCGATCAGATGGCGGCTTGCGGGTTTGGCATCGGCTATCAGCCGCTCCATCTCGTTATACATTTCTTCGGTGATGCCGGTTTCCAGCACGCCGATGTCCAGGCGAAACGTGCCTGGTTCGTCGTTGGTTTCCCACCACTCGGTCACGTTGAACAGGTAGCCGAGCGGCTCCACCACGCGCCGGATGGCACCAATGGTTCCCTTGTGGCAGTGAATGAACCAGGCCGACTGAATCACGCGGCGTTTGGTGGCGACAGGCCAGTTTTCATCCCAGCGGTCAACCGACAGCGCCCACGCCAGGTAAGGTAAAAACTTTGCCGGACAGGTCAGCGGATCCCAGAGCTGCCGCAGCGGCACCGGCACATTTTCAAGCTCGGCGCAGGCGTCGGCGGCGGCTACCTCCAGCGCTGATGAACCGACGGGCAGCAGGCGATCACTCATCGTAGCCGCCCACTTTCAGGGTGTACGCGGTGCAGAATGACGCCTGGGTTTTGTCCAGCTCGATGTCGGCCTTCGGGCTTTTCAGCTCCACGCGCTGGACGCCCTCAACGTGCAGCGCGGCGTAAATGGCCGACAGCCGGATGTCGCGGCCTAGCCTGTGCTGCGCGGTGGTGTAGGCGATAAGCTTCGCCTCGGCGGCTGCGCGGATGGGTTCGGCTTCGGGACCAGGGAACAGATACAGCACGGCGTCAATGGTGTAATTCACGACGGTGGCTGACTGGACGGTCACGCGGTCGGCCACGGGGCGCACGTTTTCATCGTTGAGCGCGGCCTGTACTTTCGCCAGAAGGTCGGCGGGCGCGGTGCCGTTGCCGGTCTGTGCCAGCACGGAAATCGTCACGCAGGCGGGCGACGGACTGATCACCGAAATATCCGCCACGCGCCCGTCGGCAGAGCGCCCGTGATACTCATACGC